CCGCCTATCATTGGCGACTTACAACCAGAAACGGTTATAGAATCCACTTATTTTTTCTGTTAACTATGACAATAGACATTTATAAAGAGGCTTTCTATTCAACACCTAATTCCTTTTTCAGTAGTTTCTTTGCACCAACAGAGATCTACGTCGTGGCGAGAGAGGACATAGAGAAGGCTAAACACGAACAATACCACGCACAACTCAAAGCAATCAACGAAAGGATTGACTACTTAACAACTCAAAAGACTGACATCCAGTCTAAGATAGACGCATACCACAAGGAGAACAAAACTGATGCCTAAAAACGTCCACGTGACTGACGAGATTAAACTAGAAGGCTTCCAAGCCATACTTGAACCCGGTAAGTTCGGTTACTCACTCGCTGCTATTGTAGACGAGACAGTGATCGACGCACTTGAGACTGAGAGACAAGCTGTCCTTACATGGGCACAGTCCAAGTTGAAGAACCCAAAGAGAGCTACACTCAAGCCAACACCATGGGAAGAGGTAGCTGAAGGTAAATATAAAATTAAGTTCTCGTGGGGAGAGGACAAGAGACCCGGCGTAGTCGACACCGAGGGAACACCTATCACAGATAAGAAGACACCATTGTATGGCGGATCTACAGTTAAGCTTGGTTTCTTTCAGAAGCCTTATATCCTCAGAGATGGAGTCACCTATGGTAGTAGTCTTAAGCTACTTGGCGTACAAGTTGTCGCTGTAGGAGAAGGTGCTGCTGTTGATACAGACAGCATGGATGACGCAGCAGTAGCCGATATGTTCGGTACTACTGAAGGCTTCAAGACATCTGAACCTAAGCCTGTGACTGTACCTCCAGCTGAAGATGACGATTCAGAAGAGGACTTTTAGGTCTAAGCTAGAGAAGCAAGTCGGCGATCTTCTCGAGCAGATTGGTGTGGTGTATGAGTATGAGACACACAAGATCTCGTATGTTATACAGCATCACTACAATCCTGACTTTATACTACCCAACGGCATATACCTAGAGACTAAAGGTTTCTGGGATGCCGCCGACAGACGCAAGATACTAGCTGTCGTGCGAGACAATCCAGATATAGACTTGCGTATGGTATTTCAAGCTCCGTTCAATAAGATCAGCAAGAAATCCAAAACAACATATGCCCAATGGTGTGAAAAGCACGGCATCAAATGGGCAGCAGTACACGCAATCCCCATAGATTGGTTAACATGAACACAGAATCAGAATTTGTGGCACATGAACCATGTCCTAACTGTGGCTCGTCAGATGCTAACTCACGTTACTCTGACGGACACACGTTCTGTTTCTCATGCCACACTTATGTACCGGCGGATGGGGACAATCCACCACTACAAATGAATACAAATGAAAGAGTACAATTCCTCGGATCAGCTGAACAGCTGCACAAACGGAGAATCAGTGAAGCCACCAACCAGTTCTACCGTATCTACAGATATGGTAACACACTCCGCTTCCCATACTATAATGATGGCGGCCAAGTTGTTGGATTCAAAATTAAATCAAAGAAGAAAGAATTTCACTACGAAGGTCAAGGAACAGATCAGCTCTTTGGACAGCATCTTTTCCCCACCTCCGGAAAGAGAATTGTAATTACAGAAGGAGAATTAGATGCCGCCAGTTGTTACGAGGTTATGTCAGGTTGGCCGATGGTCAGCCTACCTCATGGTGCGGCAAGTGCCAAGAAAGACCTCCAAAAAGCAATCCCATTCTTACAGGGATACCAAGAGATCGTCCTCTTCTTCGACAACGATGAAGCAGGGCGTGAGGCCACTGAACTTGCCTCGGGAATACTCCCATCTGGCAGAGTCAAAGTTGCCCGTCTCGAAAATTATAAAGATGCTTCAGATGCTCTCCAAGCTGGGGATACTGACAGTATCAGAAAAGCCATCTGGGACGCAAAGCCATACAGACCAGACGGAATCATAGATGGTAAAAATTTACTTAATATAGTAACTGAACCAACAAAAGCATGTGACCATAAATATCCTTACGAGGGTATGAATGATATGTTACATGGTATCAGGTATGGCGAACTTATAACGATCACTGCCGGTACAGGTAGTGGTAAGACTTCATTCGTAAGAGACCTAGCATGTCACCTATGTAAACTAGGAGAGACTGTAGGTATACTTGAACTGGAGTCCAACACAAGACGTACAGCACTTGGCTTGATGTCAGCTGCTGTAGGTAAAGCACTCCACATCGGAGAACATGAAGAACAAGAACTAACGGAGGCTTTTGATGCTACGCTTGCTAATTGGAACGTCTTTCTTTTTGATGGCTTTGGTAGCTTTGACCCAGATGTTATTTACAACAGGATCGAGTACCTTGCCAGTGGATTGGAATGTCGTATTATATTCTTAGACCACCTCAGTATATTACTATCAGGACTTGATGGTGATGAAAGAAGGATGATAGATTCCACCATGACTAGACTCAGAAGTCTTGTCGAACGTACAGGTATCACATTATTTTTAGTATCACACTTAAGGAGAAGTAACAGTGACAGTAATTCGCACGAGGAAGGAGGACGTGTATCCCTCGGACAACTACGAGGATCTCATTCGATCTCTCAGATCAGCGATAGCGTCATCGCTTTGGAGAGAGACCAACAAAGTGAAGATTCAAACAATACTTCAACTCTGCGAGTTCTTAAAAACCGTTACTCAGGAGAGGTTGGAGTCGCTACACGATTGACCTATGACCTAGCGTCATGCAAATTTTATGAAGCAGATGAAACTACGACAACACCAATTTTCGACGCAAGCTCAGACTTCTGAGTTGCACCGACCAAACCCACCCACCAAACAACAGAAAAGACGTGCAAAATTTAGAGACAAAACCTATCACCCTCCTGTTCGATCTGGAGACAACACCTCTAGACGCACAAAAGACTGAGATACATTGTATAGTTACACTTGACTATGAGACAGGTGAGACTACAAGATACAATGATATTGGAGGAGACGAACCCATAGTCAGAGCCGTTACGTATCTAATGGGTGCTGACACTATTATTGGACATAACATCATAGGGTTTGACATACCCGTGATTAAAAAGATATACCCTTTCTTTGAACCGAAGGGACGTATCATAGATACATTATTATTATCAAGGTTGTACCATCCTAACATGCTAGACGTAGATCGTAAAGCAAAGCCGACTGGTATGCCACCTAAGCTATATGGTCGCCACTCTCTGGAATCCTATGGCTACAGATTAGGAGAATACAAAGGGAACTTTGGAGAGACTTCTGACTGGTTAGAATGGAGCAAGGAGATGGAAGACTATTGTGAACAAGATACAATCGTTACAAGAAAACTATGTCAACATTTCCACCCTTACCTGATTGGGTCAAACTAGAACATCAGGTCGCACAAATCTTACAAAAACAAGAAGAACATGGATGGTATTTCAACGAACGAGAAGCATACGAGCTCGAATCAACTCTCAGAAGAGATTTGGAAGAAGCTACAGGCTTACTACGCAGAAAATTCGGGTTCGTTGCTGGAGCAGTGTTTACACCTAAGCGAAATAACCGGACACAAGGGTACGTACAAGGATGCCCATTTACAAAACTTAAACAACTTAACCCCACCTCACGAGACCACATAGCATGGATACTGAAGACTCACGAGAACTGGACACCGACACAACTGACTGCGACAGGGAAGCCAGTCGTAGACGAGACTGTATTAAAGGATATTGGGTCGGAGACAGCCCAGTTGTTTCTTCAATGTCTAGATATTACCAAGAAATTGGGGATGATCTCGGAAGGCGTGAACGCATGGCAGAAGCTTGTTACGACGTGTAACAGGATACACCACCATTGTTCAGTCGCCACCAACACATTTCGATGTGCACACAGAAAACCAAATTTAGCCCAAGTACCAAGTGACAAAAGATTTAGAAAGCTATTTCAAGCTACACCTACTAAAGTTCTGGTCTCTGCCGATCTTAGTGGTATTGAGCTCAGGATGCTCGCCCACTACCTCGCCAGATACGATAAGGGACGATATGCTCGAATCCTTACCACAGGAGATATTCACCAAACCAACGCCGAACGGATCGGCATTACCCGTCGACAAGTTAAAACTGTTACCTACGCCTTCCTTTACGGGGCAGGGAACATCAAATTAGGGAGGAGTTTTGATAAGTTACTACCCGAAGAAGCCGCTGCACGAAAGGGAGCGGATATACGTAAGGCTTATGTTGCTGCCATTCCGGGTCTTGCGGAGTTGCTACAGGCTTGCCAGAAGTGTAGTCAGAGAGGTTATGCAAACGCCATCGACGGTAGGCGTATCAGCGTTGACAAAGGGCATAAGTTTCTCAATTACCTCCTACAGGGAAGCGCAGCGACAATCGCCAAAAGATGGATGGTCACCATAAACCAGTGCCTACCACCTGACGGACACCAGCTATCCTTCATACATGACGAACTAAATTATGAATGTTATAGGCGTGATTGTGAAGAACTAGCTAAATGGCTCGAGCTTGCAGCCAAATTAGCAGGCGAACATTACCACCTAAGATGCCCCATCGCAGCAGAAGCTAAGATTGGACAAACTTGGGCTGACGTACACTAAACCACCATGAACATACTAATAGATGCAGACTTCATAGTATATAAATGCTGTGCAGCCTGTGAAACAGAGATAGACTACGGGGAAGACGTTATATTTGTTACATCTAACTTTTGTGACGCCTACAAGGCGGTTACAAACGAGATTAGCAAGATAACTTCTCATTTTGGCGGATTTGCCGAACCAATACTCTTCTTTTCAGACACCAAAAATTTTAGGAAAAAAATTTCCCCAGATTACAAAGGTCATCGAAATAGAAAGAAGCCCTGTGGTTACAAACGTGTAATATCTAACCTAAAGATACAGTACAACGTTATAATTATGAAAGAGTTAGAAGCTGATGATGCTATGGGCATCTACGCTACAGCTCACCCCGGCAATGTTATTGTCTCACCTGATAAAGATATGAGACAGATACCCGGTAAACTATATGACCTCGACACCTCTAAAGATATCACCGCTGAAGAGGGTGCTAAGTGGCACTTAATACAAACACTAGCTGGCGATCAGACTGATGGCTACAGTGGAGTACCGGGCATCGGAGTCAAGAGAGCAGAAACACTGTTCAATAAAGAAGGCTGCAACTGGTCAACAGTTGTGAAAGCATTTACTGATAAAGGACTGACCGAAGACGACGCCCTTTTGAATGCAAGGCTAGCCAGAATACTTACCATAGATGACTATGATACCAAAGAACAAACACCCAAACTCTGGACGCCCCAAGAAGCCTTTGCTATTAACAATGGAGCAACAGTTCAAGATGAGAGTGATTGAAGATAACTTACGTAAACATTATGATAAGAAGGAGGACGTTGTGACTGTCTTCCTTGCTTTACAAAGACAGAACTTCGCATTAACAAATGCACTCAAAGATTTAATAGAAAACAGTATTATTATTTAAAATGCCAGAACTAATCTCCCGCACTGGACGGGTACAATCTTGGATCGACGATCCTCATTCAAGACTACCTGTATCATGCACGACCTTCGTTGTTGAAGATAGCATGGAAGGTCCAAACGGCATCGAAGCTAGCTGGAGGTTCGCAAGTCATGCACTACGATATGGTGCAGGCTGTGCAATCCACCTGTCTAAGCTAAGACCAGCCGGACATACAAATGACAAAGGACTTGTGGCTACTGGCCCAGTCAGCTTTGGCAAAATATACTCAGCCTTCAACGAGGTACTTCGTAGAGGTGGAGCTTACAAAAATGGTGCTATCGTATTGCACCTAGATCTATCACACCCAGATGTGGTAGACTTTATAACAGCAACAAGATCTGAGCTACCTTGGGTCAAGAGATGTGTCGACATTGATGATGAGATGTGGGCATTTGCAGATCAAACTACAAAGGATGCACTAATCTATGGAATTAAATCAGGAGATGTTTGGCTCAACAAAATCAAACACGACCCCAATACCGGGGAGCGTATCTATGGGAACGTCTGCCTTGAAGTATACTTGCCCTCACGTGGAACTTGCTTGTTACAGCATGTCAATCTCGGTTCCTGTACACTCGACAACCTACAAGAGGCTTTCGTATCAGGCATGTCCGAGTTGTGCGATCTCCATAGTCGGACAGGCGTTGGAGAATCTGGAGAATACCTTACCCCCGAAGTCGACAGACAAGTTGGGCTCGGAGTGCTCGGTCTTGCAAACTTCCTCAGAAGATACAACATCAGCTACGAAGACTTCGGAGAAGCCCTCCGCCTTGTCAACAGAGGATATAGTGCAGCCAACGAAGCCGGTATGGCGGCTACTGCCTTGGACAGAGCGATTTTTGAAGCGGCACAAGTAGCACATAATAACAATATGGTAAGGGCGTTTGCTATTGCACCCACTGCCAGTTGCAGCTATCGCAGTAGAGACCTAGACGGCTTTACATGCACACCCGAGATAGCACCACCAATAGCTAAGATGGTTGACAGAGACTCCGGCGAGTTCGGAGTAGAAAGAGTCAACTATGGCGACGTTGAGATAGCAAGTGAAGTAGGATGGGACGCATACAAGCGTGTAGCAGACGAAATCATGACGATGCTCGATAGGACAGGTTTGCTTCATGGATATAGCTTTAACTCTTGGAGTGATGTTGTAACATATGATGAAGCATTTATAGAGGAGTGGCTAGGAAGCTCACAAACCTCTTTGTACTACAGTTTACAAGTAATGGGTGACGTTCAAGATAAGTCTGATGCTTACGCAGCGTTAGGTGATACTGACGTACAAGATTACTTGGCAAGCATAGTAGGAAATGAAAATGAAATTACATGTGACTGCCAACAATGAACCCCTACATAAAATTACAAAACAGAAAAAGAACATGGACACCAGTCCAACCTACAAAAGGAGTATTGAAAGAAGGTGCTGAAGAAACCATCAAACGTGCACTCGCAATACGTCATATGGAGCTACCAGTTGGAGAATTTATTTCTCAAGGACTGGAGAAAGAAGTCCCGGAAGCAGCGAGGACACTTCTTGAGTCAAACGTACAAGACGAGATTAAACATGATCTCGCTCTGGGCTTCATTGTTGACGCCCATGGGGCTGATCTCAAGTCTGAGCTCGAAGCTAAGAGGTTAAGAGATGCTTGGATTGCACACCCTGACCACACTATTACCAAAGCTCTCGTTGCAGAGCGAGCTATATTTTTTGTTCTACTACCTATGTTTCGCTTTCTTGGTGACGCTGCTCTCAGAACAGTATCAGCTGATATATCCAGAGATGAACAGATACACGTTGCGACAAATAGTCTCGTATGTGCTGAGTTGGGTCTTGTTCCTAGCTCTTCTTTGGATAAGCTTCGGAAGGCAACTATACAATGGGTACTACAACCCCTAACAGAAAACCATACTGATAAATATTTGTCGAAAAAATTTTGGCTGGATGCGAGCGATCAGTTAATGTATCAAGGTAAAGCACCACAGTTTTCTGACACAAAAGCAGCTCGTATGCCAGCGTTCTTTGAACATGCAAACACAAATCTCCCCCAATACGCTTAGCTTTCAATCAGAAAAGTTAGAGAAATTGGTAGAGGATCTGGAAGCCAAGTTCGCTTG